ATACATCATTATAGTTTATCTTTGCATCATATGCCATAGTAAGACAAAGTTCAATTAACTTCATCTTATCCTCAAGTTGATCTACAAGTTCAACGTCCCTTATATTATATTCAATAAACTTCTGCCAATTTCCTGTATAGAAATCTCTGAATGTATCAAACTCAGAGTGATCTAATTTCTTTTGACCAAGTTCCACACTAGCAATATGATCTAACCTGTAAGATTCCTGATTACTATATGTAAACTTCTTATAGAGATCAAGATAATCAATCACAGATATACCAGCCATCTCACAAGCAATCTGCTTACGACCATGCAATACAAGATCTCTCTTACGAACATAACCCCAAGGAGAAAGTTTACGAACAACTTTCTCACCCATCAATCTTTCTATTCTACCAACAATATAAGGTATATCATATAACTCACAGTTCCATCCAGTCACAACTTCTGGTGGATTGGATTGCCAATACTCTAGGAATCTATCAATCAGATTATACTCATCATGACACTGAACATACTTTACATCCTTACGAGTATTATTAAATGGTCGTGACGCAAAACATATAATCTGTTTTGTAGTATAATCCTGTAATGTAATTGCAAGTAATTCCTCTGCACAATTAAAGACATCAGGGAAACCACTCTCTGCAGCAACCTCGATGTCAATCGTGACTAAATTAATTTTACTTATATCAAACTTAATCTCATCCTCTGGATACTTCTCAGAAATATACTGACAAATATATCGATCATTACCATAGACGGAAAATCCCTCTATATTAGAATACTTCTCATTAAATTCTTTACAATCAGATATCTTACCTGGTTTAATAGGTTCTACATTCTGTCCATCTAAAGTTTTATACTTTGATTCTTTCTTAGAAGGAACATAAAAAGTGGGATGAAATGTTTCCTTCGTAGTAAAATGCTTACCATTCTCATATCCACGAACAAGGATTTCATTGAATCTTTGATGGACATTTGTATAGAATCTCATTGAATAATGTTCACGTAATCATCAAGTAGTTTTTGGTTGGGATCAACCAATGTTAAAATTTTCTCTGAACTCATAAACATTTCTGTATTATCAGTCAGACTAGACATCCACTTAGTTAGTTTACCATCCTTGTCAATAACACATGGATTGATCAACTTACAATCAGGTTGCCCAATATCAGCTAGTACTTCATCAATCTGTGAGATCAACTTCAGATTGTTCGTTAAGTACAGTACCTGAATCGGATTCGATTCCTCCTCCTGATTCGGATTGTCTGGTGGGAGAATCATCTCGTCCACTGGTAGATCTGTCTCTTCCATTCATTCTCTCCTCGTAAGATTTTCTAATAGTGTCAAGTGGGTCAGAAATACAAACAACCCAATCTTTATTTACAATAATATCATTATCTTTTGATAAAGACATCCATTTATAATACACAACTTCATGTTTTGGAGTACCTTTCTCCTCCACAAGAACCTGAGAAGTTTTAACCTTGACAATATAAGGATCCTTAAAAAGATAAGAAACTAAATTATCTTCAGAATCTCTATATTCCTTAATATCAGCAATTACTTCTTCATTAGATTTTAGTAATGCAAGTTGTACGCTCATGGTTTCTATTTTCCTTTATGTATTATATCACCAATGACCCAAGACTGCAACCCATGGCCATTTATCCTTAATTCTACATCAGTTGCTACATTATACGGAACAACGACACAATATCCAATCCCAAGATTAAATACTTTCTTCATTTCCTCTTCTGGAATCTCACCAGCAAGCATAATCTTACTAAACACTTCTGGCATCTTCCATGAATTATAGTCTATCCTTGCTTCACATCCATCTGGAATACACCTTGAAATATTTCCTTCAATACCACCACCAGTAATATGTGCCATTCCCACAATAGGAAAATCTTTTACTAAACTTGCAACAACAGGAGCATAGATTGTTGTAGGAGTAAGTAACTCAGGCATAGGTTTTCCAATATGACTTTGATTAAAAGTTATCTTATGTCTCCATAACATATCATTTACAAGAGTATATCCATTACTATGCAGCCCACTACTTTCAATGCCAATAATTACATCACTCTCACGAACTAAACTCCCATCTATTAATTCAGACTTCTCTACTATACCTGTACAAAATCCTGCAAGATCATATTCCCTTTGTCTGAAATGTTCTGCTGTCTCTCCACCTATAAGTTCTACACCTGCTAGTTCACATCCTTTAAGTATACCAACCATAATGTCAGCAACATTCTCATCTATCTTCTGAGTAGAAACATAATCTAAAAAGTATAATGGTTTAGCACCACAAGTGATTATATCATTAACACACATAGCAACTAAGTCTTGTCCTATAGTTGTATAGTCTCTAGCAATTCCTGCAATATTAATCTTAGTTCCTACACCATCAGTTCCAGATACTAAAATAGGCTCCTCATATCCTGAAGGAACCTTGTACATACCACCAAAACCACCAATGGTAGGTGCTTGTTTTTTTAGTTGTTCAACAAAAGCATTACCTGCTTCTATATCAACTCCTGAAGTTTTATAATCCATTATGTAATTGATGCTTTGTGTTAGAGGTTATCCTCCTGTTCAGTTAATAATACCACATCTGATGTTGGTTTGGCAACACATGTTAGGACAAACCCTTCTTCCATCTGATCATCATCTAAGAAAAACTGATCTTCTTGATCTACTGTTCCCTCAACAATCTTCATACAACATGAAGAACAAGAACCAGCACGACAAGAATAAGGATGATCAAAACCTGCTTCTTCCAATGCTTCTAAAATATAAGTATCTTCATCACACTCAAAGGTATTTGTTTCACCTTCAGGTGTCTTAAGAGTTACTGTTGCCATTTTTAATTTTTACAACTCGTTGTATTTAGTGTTACAACACTGGATATTCTTCATTTCTTACGAATTCTGTCTTCATAGTCTCAAAATCCTTCATCAATCTTTGAACTTGTTTCTTATCAAGTCCAGCAAGTGATTCACAATTTTCTAAGCACCGATAGATACATTCTCTATCAGAAATGGGTGGGGAAATCTCCCACCCTTGTTCATCATAATACTTTTTACCCTTGGTGACTTGTGCCTCTACATGTCCAAGATCTTGTGTCTTGGAAGGATTTTTATAATTATGAGACTGTTGAATCATTTAAGAAAATCCTTACGAGCATGATGATCTGGAACTACTTTACCAAGTTTAATGGTAAGTAATCCATCTGCAAATGATACATCTTTAATTTCCACATCATCGGACAACTGCCAAGATCTTTCAAATGATCTTTGTGCTATACCCTGATGTGAATACTCTACAGTATCCTCTTTGGTTTCCTTCTCACCTTTGATAGTGAGTTTTCCATACTCTGTATATACTTGAACTTCTTTCTTCTTAAATCCTGCTAATGCAACCTCTAAACGAGATTCAACATTGTTAACATGTATAATGTTATATGGAGGATAGTTCTGCGTATTTGTTGCTAGGTTAAATACACGATCAAGATATTCGTCCATTCCGAAACTGTTCTTGTGCATCTTATCCAACAACTGTGGAAGATCTGCAGCAGTGTACCTCTGTATGTTAGTCATAATAGTAGCTCCTTTAATAAGCGAGTTTGTGTTTTGTGTACCCTTTCGGCATACACTATTATTTAACCACAAACATTCAAAATAGTCAGTGTTGGGATCCGAATTTTATGATGCGGTTTCTTCTACTTTCTTCTTTTTACCAATATTATACTTGGTTTCTAAAATCCATTCGTTCTTCTCTTTATATGCAAGAACCTTAATCTGATTTAATGGAGCAATATCAGTAATCTTATCTGCATTAAGAACACTTACAAGACCCCAATCAGATAATAATTGAATGATTCTATTTCTTCTTTGAACATCATTCTGAGTTAGATTAGCATGTTTACCATCTAATGCAAATAACTCTTTAAAATGCACAATAAAATATCTTCCTTGCTTATGCAAGATATGACATGATTGATATATCTTCTTCTCTTTTCTGGATGCTACTCCAATTCTTGTGAGAGTTTCTCGTACTTTTAGGAAGTCATCTGGTTCATTTAATGTGACTTCGATCATTTGGTCAGCAGACCACTTAACCTCGGGCTCGGCAATCATTGTTTTCCTCCAGTTTCAAATTTAGATTTTATAAAATTAAGTTGTTCTTTGGTTAGGATTCTTAGAGCCTGTTTTGCCTTTTCGTTACTATATCCATAATAACGTTTCACACAATCAAGATCTTTAATCTCATCTTTGCGGAGCCAAGGAGAGAATCTCCTACGCTTCCTCACACTATTTAGATAAAACGAATATTGCATATCACTGTCTAGATGAGCACTGAGATTCATCTCATTTGCAAACATAACTGTATCCAAATGTCCTGACATACAACGGTTAATAATGTATGCAGGATACTTTACATCTGGATCCTCTTCATAGATATTATTCTTATTTTGGTTGATTGAATTCAACCAGTCTTTCAATTCAGTCATGATTTAGGTAATTGTCGATTAAAGTTCCAATAGTCAAATTTTTGCCAGAGATAATATATTCCTATTAAAGTTCTCTTGACAAATTCCTCAAGGAATATTAACGATATTATAACACAATTCATCGTATAATTTGAATGTGGTCGTCTTCTGTCCATAGTTCAACTTTATCTCTGAATCGGCCTTCTTGCTTTAATTTATCATATCTCTTACCTGCTTTCTTCTTCCACCATTTAATAATATTCTCAAGATAAAACTTATCCCAATTTTGACCACGAACTAGTTTATCCTGTTCACCAAGAATAACTTCTCTGACATTTGAATATCCATAATCTGAAATATAAAATCTCTTCTTCTGAGTAAGACCAAATGCAGTATCAATTACAGAGTTAAATTTTTTGAGTTTATCACTATCCTCCAATGAATTTCTAATCAGGGATATCATCTTTGTCTGTCTCTTCATCTTCTTAGATGAAGCTCTATTCTCTGTCAATGGTTGATTGTTATTCAATATTGTAAAACGATTATGCAACTTATGAAATGCATCCTCGTGAAGTAAAGGAAGAAACTTACTCTCAGTTAAACCCTTATATCTCATAAAAGGTTTTAGTCCATCATACTGTGATGCAGATGTAGTAGAACCATATAAGGAAGTGGTTTCAAATAAAGCAATATCTTTTTCAAATACTCTGTTCAAAGTTTCTCTTGCAAAATGAGAAACACACATTAATGCAAGGAGTTTACCACCAAGATAATTATATCCAAAAGGTTGGGATGGTACAATTACGAATCCCATTGCAGCATGACGGTTGAAAACCGAAAGATTGGGTGGTTTACCCAACCATACATTTCTCGGTTTTGAATTGATGGTCGGTGAACCGAACCGTATAAACCCTACAGTCTTACCTGTATTCTTCTCAAACACCATCCAACGCAATTCTCTGCCAGGAATATTACTCTCATTATTATGAGATGATACTGCTGCTAGTAGATTCTTATAATGATCTTGTGGCAATGACTTCTGAAATCTTTGGCCAATAAACTTTACCTCAAACTCCATCTCCTCTGGATGAATATCTTCATTAAGAAAATAGTCTTGCAGAGGAGTGATTTGGTTTGATTGGACAACTACTTCTTTTTTTACATACCGAAGATAATCTTCAATAGATGTAAAGTTCTCAAAGTAATTAATGAATTCATTAGCAGCCCAAAGAGCATCTTCATTAGATACTTTGTCAATTACTTTCATTGATCAAATAAAGAATGTTTTGATGTACCAGCATTATCATTTGATATATTTCCTATTCCAGTTTCTTCAGTCTCTTCTAGAGTATATTCCCAATCTTCTATCACAGTATTAGAAAATAATTTATCAGACAATTCATCCATCTCTGCTCTTGCTACCTCTTCACTTTCAGCATCAAACCAAAAATCAATACACTTACCAATCCTCAACAAATGTGGTTGATGATTGGAAGTAACTCTTTGAGTATTATTCATAACTGCATTACCAGCAGCATCCGATACAGACCCTCTGAGTCTGACATGTACGAGTGCTTTAAATCTCATAATCCTAATTTCAATTTAGATGGTTCTACAATTTCTACCTCTATTGGTTTAGTAAGTCTATCAGCAAGTTTGTGATATGCTATTGCAGTAACTACTTGCGGTACTATAAAAGCGACCATTGCTACTATCCAAAAGAAATAGTAATAGTTTTCTTTATTTTGAGTTCTCATTTGAAATTACACTCCACCATGATTTCAGTTAATGCAGCTAATAGATTTATCTCTTGGTCAGCAACGAAAGCAGACTGATACTGATACTTAGAAATAATGAGAAC